TGATATGGCTATGGCCCTTGATACTTCTATCCGTGTCCTTTTCCTTGATTGCCCTCGTTCGAAACAAGGTGATTTTATTCAGTATGACTTTCTTGAGAACGTGAAGAATGGTCGCATCTTTTCTGGTAAATACGAAAGTGGAATGAAGTACTTAGACCCTGTTCATATTGTTGTAATGATGAACGAAGATCCTGATCTAAGTAAGTTGAGCAGGGACAGACCTATTATTATAACTATTAATTCTATTTAATAATTAATCATCTATGAAATTGAGACGTACTGTCCTTTGTATGTTATACACGTTGGCTATAGCAACACTTCCAGATGTCTGACCAATTCCATCCATCCAAAATGTTAAGAATGGCATAGGCTCGTTGCATGTTCCATCTGTTTGGAAAGTGAATTGACGTACCATCTTTTGATAGAATTTGATATGCTTCATACTCGGTATGTTCGGCATAAACTGCGTAGCCGTCGTGTCTTCCGTCTGACTACCTAGCAAGATCCTTCTATGCATGATGATCTCATATCTGTCTTTGTTGATGGGTCGGTTGAACAACCACCAGCTGTTAATCGGAGCGAAATCTATTTCCCGTTCTGCATCCCAGGTACGGAAGAATCCTGCAGATACAACGTCTTGGGTTTTACGTGGGATCACGACTGCAATATTTAAATAAGTCGTGAAAGCTTGTGCGATCTGACGTACGTGGAAATCAACTGCGAACCCTCTAGTTGTAATCCGTAAACCCTCACGCCTGTCGATCTCATCCGCTGACGTCTGGAGAGGGACGTCAATCAGAGTATACTTGTATTGTGTTCTCGTCGCTGCTGGGAATGGGTTGTTATCATCCAAGACTAAAGTGGTCTTAAGTGGAACACTCTTGTCCGGTTTCTGACCGGCCAGCATCAATCGTGATTGCTTCGATGACCTTTTCGATGACCGGTTTCTTGTCCGGGATCTTCGTACCCGTGTTGATAACCTCTTCCGTCGTGATTGGTACGACACTTTGCGACGCTTGTAAGACGTCTGATAGCGTATCGCACCTCGTTTCAAGTAACTCATTTCTAATTTATGACTACCACGGATCTCTTAGTGGGTCGAAGACATACTCCAATATATATGCTTTTACTTCCTCGGGGAGTACATCCGGTAACGGATACCAGTATTTAAAATACTCCTTCCAATCAACCATTATTAAGTATAATACGATAGGATTATGTGACATTTTTTATGCGCGAAAACGAACCCACAGCGCATTACTCCAGTGGAATTCTTTTATGTTCCTTACGATCAAAACATGCCTCCGAGCCGCATGACTCAACAGTACGCGCGACAGGAGTTAGAAATAAGATTTCTTTTTGGTCGGCGATAGCTGCTCGGTTTGGCGCTCCTGCGCCGCGCGCAGCGATTCTCTGACACAACAGGGGTGCCTATAGTATTACGGCACCCTTGTGTTTGTGTCAGTCTCATATTTTTCATGTCTCGATTCCGCCATTGGTGTTTCACGCTCAACAACTACACTGAAGATGACTTTAGTCGATTTCTCGCCCTTCCTCCTGGGACGAAATACGTGTGTGTTGGAAAAGAAGTGGGCGAGTCTGGAACGCAACATCTTCAAGGTTTTATTACATTTGTTAACGCAAGACGCTTATCCTCTGTGCGAACAGCATACTTTGATTCCCGTGCTCATTGGGAAAATGCTCGAACTCCTTGGTCAGCCGCTAAGTATTGCAAGAAAGACGGTGATTTCCAAGAACACGGTGATCCACCTCTTGAACCAGCTTCCTCTACTCGTTCCGATCTTGCCTCTTTCAAAGAGTCTGTCAAGGGAGGATGCCTTAATCCTAAACGATTGCGTGAAGAGTTCTCTGATGTATATGCTAAATACCCAAGGTTCTGTTCAGACTACATCCGAGATAACACTCCTTTCCCCAGAGTGGATATTTTTGAGCTTAGGGGATGGCAAGCTGGGCTTGTACAGCAGCTTGATGCTCCACCAGATAGACGATCAATTATCTTTGTGGTCGACCGAGACGGTGATACCGGCAAGTCCTGGTTCTGTGATTTCTATCGACAGTCACATGAGCAAGAAACCCAAATATTAACCCCTGGTAAATATGCTGATATGGCTATGGCCCTTGATACTTCTATCCGTGTCCTTTTCCTTGATTGCCCTCGTTCGAAACAAGGTGATTTTATTCAGTATGACTTTCTTGAGAACGTGAAGAATGGTCGCATCTTT